GGGAGCGGGACTGCAACGCTGGCCCTGCGTTTCCCGCCTCTCGCCAATCTGGTGCAGGCCCTGGTCACCAAGGAAACCACCGAGGCGGTGACGCATGGCCCCTCGGTCGGCGCCATGGACCTGCTCTCCAACGACAGCGTGACGGCGCTGGTCGAGGTACGCCAGGGCGTCACAGTCTACACCGCCGGCACCGACTACACCTTGAACGCCGACCGTGTCGACTGGACGCCGGGCGGTGCGGAGCCGGCGCCGGGCTCCAGCTATCAGGTCACCTATCGGTTTCGCGATGCGGTCGCGCCGGTCTCGACCACCGACAGCACCGTGACCCTGGCGGGCGGCGTGACCGGCGGCGAAGTGCTGCTGACCTATGATTACAAGCTGCCGCGGACCGACCTGATCTGCCTCGATCCGGACGGGCGCGGCGTCTACATCGAGGGCCTGTCGAGCCGCTCGCGCCCTGTTCCGCCGGCCGCACCCGCCACGCACCTGCCGCTTGCCGAGGTTCACAACACGTGGGTTGGCGCGCCGCGCATCGTCAACTCTGGGGTCCGGGCTTATCCGTTCACCTCAATCGACCGGATGTACAAGCGCCTGGTAGACGTGCTCGACCTGGTCGCGCTGGAACGTTTGCGCCGGGACATCGACTCGCGCGAGCCGGTCGCCAAGCGCGGCGTCTTCGTCGACCCTTTCATGAACGACCGCTGGCGCGATGCCGGCATCGGTCAGGATGCGGCCTTGTTCGGCGGCTCGTGTCAGCTTGCCATCGATCCGACCTTGCACCGGCTCGGCCCGGCACGGCCGCTGCTGCTGGACTGGACGTCGGAGCCGGTGATCGCGCAGCCGCTGGCAACCACTTGCCGCCTGATCAATCCCTATTCCAACTTCACGCCGCTGCCGGCGGCCCTGGAGTTGGATCCGGCAGTCGACCTGTGGGTCGAGACGCGCACCGAATGGCTCTCGCCGTCAACGGCCGTGTTCGGGGCGGGCAATCAGGCTCGCACCACATCGACCACGGAAGTCGTGGACGACCGGGAGGAGCTTGCCGAGTTCCTCCGCGCGATCAACGTCGCCTTTACGGTTCGGGGTTTTGGGGCCGGCGAGACGCTGGACGAGCTGACCTTCGACGGGGTGGACGTGACGCCGGCGCCCGCGCTGGTGGCGGATGCAGCCGGCGAGATCTCCGGCACCATCGCCATTGCCGCCGAGACCTACCCGGCCGGCCGCAAGCTGGTGCGCGCGGTCGGCGCGTCGGGCACCGAGGCGTCGGCGCTCTTCGTCGGTCAGGGGCGGATCGAGGTGACGGTCATGCGCCAGATCACGACGGTGACCCGGTGGAGCGACCCGCCGGCCTCCAGCGTCACCGGCGGCACCGAGCCGACCGGCGACGGCGGCGGCAGCGGCGCGGACCCGCTGGCCCAGACCTTCACGCTGCCGGCCGGACAGGGCCGGCACCTTGCGGCAGTGGTGGTGCGGGTCTGCGCGGTCGGCGATCCGACAAGCCCGATCCTTGTCGAAGTCCGGCCCTGCTCGCAGGGCCTGCCGACAGCCGAGATCCTCAGCCAGGCCTACGTCGAGATGAGCGGCGTCGTGATCGGCCAGCCGACCGTGGTGCCTCTGCCCGAACCGCTGTGGCTGTCGGCCGGCCGCGAATACTGTTTTATCATCAAGAGCGACGACGCCGAGCATGCGATCTCGGCAGCGGCCATCGGCGCCTTCGACGCGGCCGCGCAAGCCTGGGTGGCAGCGCAGCCCTATCCGGTCGGCGTCCTGCTCTCGTCGAGCAATGCAAGCACGTGGACGGCGCATCAGGACGAGGACCTGACTTTCGAGCTGCGGGCGGCGCGCTTTGCGCCGACGACGAAGCGGATCTCGCTCGGCCAGGTCGACCTGGTCGACTGCACGGACCTGATCATTCGCGCCGTCACCGATCTGCCGACGGCCGAGTGTTCGGTCGTCTTCGAGATCGAGCGGCCGGGCGGCGCCATCTGGCGCATGGTGCCCGATCAGGTTCTGGAGCTGACCGAGCGCGTCACCGAGACCGTCGTCGTCTACGCCGTCCTTCGCGGCACCGAGACGGCGAGCCCGACACTCTTCCCGGGTGTCCAGCTGATCGCGGGCAGTCTTCGCGATACGGCGACCTATGTCTCGCGGGCCTTCCCGGTCGCCGGTGCCGAGCGCATCCCCGTGCGCCTGAAGGCATTGCTGCCGGCGGGCTCCGGCCTGACGGTCGAACTCCAGCGCGGCGGCGCCTGGGAGACGATCCCGCTCGTCGAAACCGAGATCCTCGAAGCGGGTGGCTGGGTCGACCGATCCCACCAGATCGACCCGCTCGACCCGCAGCCGGCCTGGGGTGCCGAGACCCGTGTCCGGCTGACGCTGACCGGCAGTCCCGCCGCGCGCCCGGCGCTCGCGGATCTCCGCGTCGCCACGATCTAAGGAGCTGATCATGGTCGCCAACACAACGCCGAACCGCGGCTATCAGCTGCCCGATGCCAGAAACAACGTGAACGAGGACATTTATCGGCTGATCAATGCCTTGCTCGCCCTCGATGTGGACATCGCCACGCTGCTCAGTGCCCTGGCCGGCAAGGCGAACACGGGCCACACCCACGGGCTGGGGGACGTCGCCGGCCTCCAGACCGCCCTCGATGGCAAGGCGTCGAGTGCCCACACCCACACGCTTGCGGGGCTGGCGGATGTCGAGATCGCCGGGGCGCCGGCCGGCCGGCCGCTGACGACGCAGGCATCGGGCAAGATCGGCATCGGCGACGAACCCGCGCCGAAGGTGCATGGTCACGAGATCGCGGCAATCGTCGGCCTTGCCGCTGCCCTTGCTGCCCTGGCGCCGAAGAACGCCCCGACCTTCACGAACGGCCTCACGGTCGGTAGCGGCAACTCGACGTTCAACGGCTTGATCCAGGCGATCTATGGGCAGATCCGCGGTGAGTTTCCGGGCCTCGATTACGTGAACCTGCTGCGCGAGGTCACGCATCGGGTCCGCACGGTGATGACGACGGCGGGATACAAGCGCCAGAGCTACACCGAAACTGCGAACCCGAGCGCGCCGACCTTCGTCGCGGACGACTACATCGCAACGGCGGGGCCGAACGGTGTGACGCAGCACCAGTGGAACCTTGCCGGCGTCCTCGGCATGCGCCTCAATAGCACTACAGGGCTGACCCTGGCGGTGCCGCTCGATGCGGCCTCGATCAAGATCGGCGGGGCGCCGCTCGCGCTCCCCAAGTCGTACAAGAGCCCCGAGCAGACCATCACCAGCAGCGGCCCGCTTGTGCTTGCTCACGGTCTGGGCGTGGCGCCGAACTTCGTGACGGCCGAGCTGGTCTGCAAGACGGCCGACCTCAATCATGCCATCGGCGACGTCGTGCCCCTCGGCTTGATCAGCCCCGGTCAGCAGGTCACGACGTCCCTCGGTACCTATACGGGGCTAGGAGTGGTGGTCGACGCCACCAATCTGACCTGCCGCTACGCGGACAGCCCCAATGTGTTCGAGATCATGAACAAGAACGGCGGCTTCATCCAACCGATCAACCCGGCGCGCTGGCGTCTTATCGTGAGGGCCTTCGCATGATCACCCGGTATTACGTCGACGCCGCCGGCCTCTATCTGGGTGCTTATTCGCCGGCTCCCCCTTACGAGGTGCGCACCGAGCGCCCGCCCGTCCTCGATCACCTGACCGGCGAGTACATGCTGCAAGAGCCGCTGATCGAGGAGGTAACGCCCGAGCTGGTGCCGCCGGCCGGCGGCATCGAGGTGCCGCACCCGCCCGCTCATGGACGGGCCGTGTGGGACTTCGACACCGAGACCTGGCAGGAGCCCGCGCCGGTGCTGTCGACGATCACCGCCCGCCAGTGCCGCCTGATGCTGCTCAATGTCGGCATCACGCCCGCCATGGTAGAGGCGGAGATCGCCGCCATCGAGGACGCCGGGGACCGCGAACGCGCACGGGTGGAATGGGAGTACGCCTCGACCTACGAGCGCGATCACCCGCTCATCGACCAGATGGCCGAGGCCTTCGAGCTGCCGGCGCCCCAGGTCGACGCCCTCTGGATCGCGGCCGCGGATCTCTAAGCCGCGTTGCCAAGCGGGCGGGTTTCGTGGCAGCGTGGCGGCGTTTCATCAATCCATTTCGCACTGCCGCCAGTCTCGCCCGCGTTCCCCTGACAGTGTCAGGGGCGCGGGCGAAGGCCTCCCGAACATAGGGTTTCGCTGGACCTTTCAACGAGGATCAGCGCATGCCCGTCGCCCCCTTCAATCACGGCACCCGTGTCCTGCGGCTCGGCGACGAGCCGCGCCCGATTGCCGTCTCCGACGTCTCCACCCTCGGCGCGCTCGTCACCGCGCCGGATGCCGACAACACGGCCTTTCCGCTGGACGAGCCCGTCCATCTCTACACCCACGAGACCGAGAAGATCGCGCTGCTCGGCACCACCGGGACGGCGCTAGACGTCATCAACGCGGTGAAGGCCCAGGGGATCGAGGCTTCCATCGTCATGGTGCGCGTCGCCGAAGGCGCCGATGCCGAGGCCACACGCGCAAACATGGTCGGCACCGCAGCCTCGCAGACCGGCGCCCATGCCTTCGCCTATGCCCTCGGTCATGTCGGCGTCGAGCCTGATCTCCTGATCGCGCCCGGATACGCCGCGACCCGCATCGCCGATGCCAAGAACCCGGTGGCGGATGCGGTCGAGCAGATCGCCAAGAAGCTGCAGGCTATCGCCATTTTCGACACCGGCGGCCCGACGCGAGAGGACAGCCTCGCCTATCGCGCCGACTTCTCCGACCGCTTCGCCTATCTGGTCGACCCCATGGTCCGCGTGGCCGCCGAAGGTGCCCCCGTTGTCAAGCCGGCTGCTCCCTACGCCGCTGGTCTCTTCATCAAGCGGGACAAGGAAAAGGGCGGCCCCTACTGGTCTCCGTCCAATCAGGACTGCGGCGGCATTCTCGGGATCGCCCGCCCGGTCTCCTTCTATGAGGGAGAGGTGGACCACGAGGCGAACCTGCTCAACGAGGCGGGCATCGCAACCTTCATCCCGGCCCGGCTCGTCCAGGGCGCCGGCGGCACCTTCGCTGCCAATGGCCGCATCCTGTGGGGTAACCGCACCACGTCGACCGATCCGCTCTGGCAGTTCGTCAATGTCGTGCGCACCCGCGCCCTGATCGAGAAGACGATCTCGCGCTCGTTCCGCTGGGCCAACGACCAGAACCTGTCGCCGCAGCTCGTCATCGCGATCATGCGCTCGCTGCAGCAGTTCCTGGACGAACTGAAGGCGGTCGGGGCGATCCTCGGGGGCGATGTCTACTGGGACCGGGACGTCAACACCAACGCGGCCTTGAGGTCGGGCAAGCTGCGCATCGAATTCGATGCCGAGGAAGCCCCGCCGCTGGAAGACCTCACCTTCGGTTCGCGTCGCAACGAGGTCTATTTCGACCTGCTCGCCGACGAGATCAACCGTCGCATCTCCGTCAGCTTCGAGCGCGTCGGCGAAGCCGCGTAAGCCCTGCTCATCGAAAGGAGCTTTCCATGTCCCTTCCCATCCTGCGCGGGTTCACGCTGATCGTGAATGACGACATGAACCTCGCCATCCAGATCGAGAGCATGCAGCTTCCCGGGCTCGAGGAGATCACCGAGGACTACCAGCCGGGCGGCAGCGATCTTCAGATCCAGATTGCCGGTCTCGGCGTGAAGCCGCTCGAAGCGCCGTTCAAGCTGAAGGGGCACATGCCGTCGGTGGCGGGTCTCTTCGGCGGTGCACCCGGCATCCGTCACACCTTCACCGGCAAGAAGTTCATCGTGGACGAGCTGGACGGCTCCGAGCACGAGCACGCCATCGACATCACCGGCCGGCTGATCTCCGTCGCCGAGGAGGAGATGGGGGGCGGCAAGGCGACCGGCTACGACCACAAGATCGGGTCGATCATCCAGTATTCCTACATGGCCGACGGCAAGGTCCTTCACCGCTTCAACTTCACCCAGGGCGGTTGGGCGGTGCGCAACGGCGTGGCGGTCAACGAGGGCCGGCGCCGGGTCCTGTTCGGCTGATCCTTCCCAAACCCTCCCACAGGACCGACCTCATGACCGCTCCCAAGCTCACTGAATTGATCTCCCTGTCCGTTCCTGCCGAGGGGCGCGACGGCGACAAGAGCATGTCCTGCACGAGCCTGACCATGCGCCGGCCGCGCGCCCGCCATGTCAAGGCCGTGGTGGTCCTGCTCGGGTCGGACTTCGTTCGCAACCTGATGGCCAGCGCCGATACCGGAGCGGCCGGCGGTGAGTCCGTTTCCGCTCTCATGCAGGACCGGGACAACATCGCCGAGGCACTCGCTCTCCTGACCGATCCGGCGCGCCTCGACGGCATGACCGAGATCCTTGCGGACCTATGCAGCGTGCCGCCGAGCGTGATCGACGATCTCGACCCGGCCGACCTGGTCAAGGTGGGCCAGGCGATGTTCGGTTTTTTTCCGGAACTCCTTGGCCTCGTGTCTTCGAACTGATGAGCGACCTCGCGGTCGCCTATCACTGGCAGCCGTCGGAAATCGAAGCGCTGGACTGGCAGGAGTTCCTTGCCTTTCGGCGCGACCTGCCGCGCGTCCTGAAGGCCCTGGGGCAACTCCCGTAAGCGAGATCGACCATGGCTGACATGAATGTCTCCCTGCTGATCTCCTTCCTGACCAAGGGTGCCGAGAAGGTCCGCCGAGACACGCTCCGCATTCGGGAAGGCGCGGCGCAGCTTCGCGACGGGTTTAACAGCGCGATCCGTGAAGGCTTCTCCTCGTCGAACATCGACACCGCGCTTTCCAATGCCGAGCAGCGGCTTTCGCGTGCTCGCGGCCGCCTGACCGATGCGCTCGGCATGGCGGTCGCCCTCGGTGCTCCGATCCGCGCCGCTGCGCAATTCGAGGATGCCTTCGCCGACCTCGAAAAGGTCCTGGACGCCCCGGCGCGCAAGCTCGGCGAGATCCGCAAGGGCCTCCTGGCGATGAGCCGCGAAATCGCCATGTCGGCGACGGGTCTCACGACGATCATGGCCTCGGCAGCACAAGCCGGCATCCCCACCCAGGAGCTGGAGCGCTTCACCGCATTCACCGCGCGCGCCGCCGTTGCCTTCGACATGGCGGCCGAGGAAATCGGCACCCGATTTGCCAAGCTGCGCAACGTCTACCGGCTGAACCAGGAGGGGCTGGAGGGGCTGGCAGACGCCGCGAACCATCTCTCCAACAACATGGCCTCGACGGCGGCCGAGATCACCGACTTTGCCAATCGTGCGGCCGGCGCCCAGCGGACCTTGCGGCTGACGGCCGTAGAAATGAGCGCCGTCGGCGCCGCGATGGTCGCGGCAGGTATCGCCCCCGAAACCGCCGCCCGTGGCGTGTCGGCCCTGGCGAACAAGCTGGCGCAGGGCGGCAAGAAGGTGAACGGTGCGCTGAAGATCGCCGGGCTCTCCCACAAGAGCTTCATGGCCTCGCTTGAGGCGGACGCACCGGCCGCGCTTCAGGACCTGTTTGAACGCCTTTCGAAGTCGCCGAAAGGCATGTCCGCCCTGATCGATCTTGTCGGGCAGGACTTCTCCGACGACTTCTCGAAGCTCCTGAACAACCCCGATCTGCTGGCGCAGGCCTTCCGGCTGGTCGCGGAGGAAGCCGAATATGCCGGGTCGGCGACCGACGAGTACAACAAGCGGGCGCAGACCACCCTCAACCGCCTCACACTGGTCAAGAACCAGATCAACAGCCTGGCGATCATGCTCGGCAACATCCTGTTGCCCGCGATCAATGAGCTGATGGAGCACACGAGCGGTCTCGTGGACCGCTTCGCAGAATTCGCCGAGGCCAATCCGGAACTGACCGCGCAGCTGGTGCAAGCCGCCGCCGCGCTTCTTGCCTTCGGTGTGGCAAGCCGGGTGCTGGCCTATGCGTATGCCCTGATGGCCGGGCCGCTGATCCGCCTCACGTCGCTGTTTCTGCGCTTCAGTGCCAGCGGTCGGAACATCTCGCTCGTCGCGCGCGCCTTGCGCGGACTGCGGGCAGCGAGCGGGTTTCTGGCTCGCGCTCCGGCCTCTGCCGGCCTGTTCCTGGCCTCGCTGGGACCGCAGCGGGTCAAATCCGCGATCATGGGCCTGTCGATGCTGTCGACCCTGATGAAGGGCAACCTGATCGCCGCCTTTGCCGGCCTGAAAACCGCCGCCGCCGGGGCCTTGTCCGCCATCGTCGCCGCCGGATGGCCGGTGACTGCGGTTCTGGCCGCAATCGCGGCAGCTGCCTTCGCCATCTGGAAATATTGGGATCGGCTGAAAGCGGCGGTCGGCGGCTTCTTCGAAGGACTGGCGTCGGCCTTTGCGCCGGAGATCGAGGCGGTCAAACAGGCGTGGTCCGATTTCGTCGACAGCGTGGCGTCACGAGCGAGCGAGATTGCCACCTCGCTCGGCATCAACGTCGATGCGGTGCGGGACGCCCTTGCCCGCATGTTCGACGTCTCCGGCATCCTTGCCGGCCTCAAGCAGGCCAAGGATGCGGTAGCGGATTTCCTCGCGAGCTTCTTCACGGCCGAGACGCTCAGCGCCGCGGAAGCTGAAGAGGTTGCGGCGGCCGGCCGACGGATCGGCGAGCGCATCGGTAATGCCATTCGCGATACCCTGCGCGCCTTCACCGGGTTCGGAACCGCAATCGTCGGCGCCATCATCGAAGGCCTGGAGGGCGCCTGGGGGACGCTGACGGAGTGGTTCACGGCCAAGGTCGCAGCCCTCAAGGCCCTGCTGGATTTCGGGTTCACGTTCGGGGGCGGCCAAGAAGCCCATAATCAGATCCGTGATGAAATCTTGCCTCCGCCCCCTCCAGGGACTGGTGACAACTCACCTTTCCCGGGAGGCGGCGACAATCCCATTCCGCCGCTTGAGAGCTACGCGAACGACCGCAAGCTCACCGGCGCGAAGGTCGAGCAGGAGATCAAGGCGGAGGTGATCGACCGCCGGCCGCCGCAGGTGACTGTCAACGTCAAGCAATCCATCACCGGCGTCTCGGACCCTGTCGCGGCCGCCAACGCGGCAAACCGCGGGATCACCGATGCGGTGCGCAAGGCCAAGACCGGCGCGATGCACGGAGGGACGGAATAGATGGCGGTTCCTCTTCTCGCCCTGGGGCCGCACGTCTTCGAGATCGCCCCTCTCAACTTCCAGGCGCTCGACCGCCAGACCGAGGCGCTATGGCCGTCGATCCCGCGTTTCGGCAATGCACCCGGCCGGCAGTTTGTCGGCTATGGCGAGAACCCGGTGACCATCTCCGGCCTGCTCTTTCCCGAGGAATTCGGCGGGCGCAGTGAGTTCGAGGCGATCCGCGCCACGCAGGCGGCAGCGACACCCGTGATGATGGTCGGCTGGGCAGCTGCAGGGGCGGCCGGGCGCGTCTTCGGCAAGGTGGTCATCTTGTCGGTCACCGACACTCAATCGATCATCTCTGCCAACGGCCAGGGGCGAAAGCTCGAATACGCGATTGAGGTCGCACCGCACGGCGACGGCTCCGGCGGCAGCCTGGGGATCTTCCGATGAGCGAGATCGTCATTCCGGCGGCGACCATCCGCGCGACCCGCGAGGATACGAGCCTTGAACAGCTCTGCTTCGAGTTCGCGCACCAAGTCCTCGGCGATCCGCGCAAGGCCGCGCGGCTCAAGGGCTATGTAGAGGCTGCAATCGAGGCCAATCCCGGCATCGCGGCGGCCGGCCTGGTGCTTCCGCTCGGTACCGAGATCCGCCTGCCCGAATGGCGCATCTCGAACCGGGTCGAACAGGTGAGGCTCTGGGATTGATGCGGGACCGCCCCTTTATCGAAGTCACGGTCGACGGTCAGCCGGTGGCCGGCGTCTTCTACTCGCGCCTTGTCTCCGCGACGCTGCAGGATGCGACGGGGCAGGATGCCGACACCTGCGAGCTGGTGCTGGACGATGCGGGCAATACGCTCGCCGCTCCGCGCGAAGGATCTCGGCTGCTCGTGCGGTTCGGGTACCGCGATGTCGGGACATGGGTGATGGGGCTGTACACGGTCGAGAGCGTGTCGTTCGAAGGCGGCCCCCAGGGCGAGACCATGACCGTCTCCGGCCGGTCGGCCGACATGCGGAGCGACCTGAAGGAGCCGCTGTCCGAGCACTTCGACAACGAGACGGTCGGCGGCGTGATGCGCCAGCTCGCCGCGCGTCACGGACTGGAAGCCTCGGTCAGTCCCGAGCTGGCGGCGGAGCCGCTGCCCTATATCGCCCGCGTCGATCAATCGACGCTCGATTTTGCCACCCGCATCGCCGACCGGTTCGGCGGGCTGTTCTCGGTCAAGGGCGGGAAGATGGTCCTGGTGAAGCGCGGCTCGGGATCGGCGACGGGCAAGGCTCTGCAGGCGTTGACCATCGACCGGTCGCAGGTCAGCGACTGGCGCATCGAGGGCGACCCGCGGCCGCGCTATGGCAAGACCTCGGCGAAGTGGTTCGACCGCAAGACGGGCAAGGTCGAGATCGAGGAAGCCGAGACCGGCCAGCAAGGGCCAGGCCGCCGGCTGCGTCACGTCCTGCCGTCGAAGGACGAAGCGAAGAAGGCCGCCTCGGCCGAGGCAGAACGGCTGTCCAGGGCGACTGGCTCGGGGTCGCTCACGCTGGCCGGTCTGCCGGAAGCGCAGGCGGAGGCCGATGTGGTGCTGACCGGCTTTCGGCAGGAGATCAACGGCCGCTGGCGTGCCGCGAGCGTCGAACACCGCTTCGACGGCACCTATACGACCACCATCGAACTGGAAGCACCGGAAGGAGGAAAGAAGGACTAGCCCCGCCCCAAATGAGGAGCGGGGAGCCCGGAATGCGACTTCCGGACCGTGGGGTCTAGCGCCAACCAGAACCCCCACACGCTGCAGAAACCCTCAACAGCGACCCCGCCGCTTCTGCTGACCCGATAGATCGGCAGCGGGGTCTGTCTATTTGAGGTAGAGAGTGGAGTCCATCCGATGTGCAAGCTGCCGGCGTCTCTTGATGCGGGCGGCCGCCAGAGCGATATCTGGCACCATCGAGATCAAGTGCCCGCGATGCGGGACGATCAATGCATTGAGGCCTGCCGAGCCCCAACCGGAGCGCCCGTCGAGCGTCGAGAAGTGAGTTTCTTGATGCTTTGGCAGATGCACAACGTCGACGCCCTATCATGGCTGAGCGAGCAGACCTCGGCCGAGTTCGATGCACTGGCAACAGACCCGCCGTACTCGTCAGGCGGGTTGCACACGAAAGACCGAGTGAAAGACAGCGCGAACAACAAATATCTGAACACGCCGGCCCTCTATCCCGAGTTCGCAGGCGAGAACCGCGACCAGTATTCCTATCTGCACTGGTCGGTGCTTTGGCTGACAGAGGCCCACCGCCTCCTGCGCCCCGGCTCGCCAGTCTTGCTCTTCTCCGATTGGCGGCAGCTGCCGACCATGACGACCGCGCTTCAGGCCGCAGGCTTCGTCTGGCGAGGTGTTGTCGCCTGGGACAAGACTGAAGCGAACCGGCCGCAAAAGGGGCGCTTCCGACAGCAGTCGGAATTCGTGATCTGGGGTTCAAAGGGACCATGGCACGACAAAGACGGGCCAACCCATCCGGGCGTCTTCCGGTTCGCGGTCAATGCGGGCGGGCGGAAACTGCATACCACGGGGAAGCCGTTGCCGCTGATGGAGGCGCTGGTGAAGGTCTGCCCCTCCGGTACGGTCCTTGATCCGTTCGCTGGCTCCGGAACGACCGGCGTCGCAGCAGTGAGAAGCGGTCGGCGGTTCGTCGGATGCGAGCGCGAGGAGGCGTACTACAAGATCGCCTGCGAAAGGCTCTCAATGGCGCTGTGAAGCGCCTTCGAACATCCGGCAGGGTTGAACGCTCGACGCGCCGCGTGCACTGTGACGCCATTGCAAGCGACGTTCAGCTCTGCCGAGGATTGCACGCACCATGAATTGCCGAACCTGGACCACATCCGTTCTAGCCAGTCTGCTGATCGCAGGCCCCGCATGGGCGATGCCCGATGCCTCGACCATGAAGCGACTGGAGACGGTGGCGTTCTATCTGGGGGCAGCAGACCATTGTCGGATCAAAATCGAGACACCGCGCCTTCGAGACTACTACCGGCTACACGGAGCGCTTGAGCCTGTTGCGTTCGGAGCCATCGACAAACAGGTGCGATTGGGATCGATGGTCCGTCATCAGCCCGGTAGCGCACATTGCTCACTTGCGAGGGAGATCATGCAAGCGGAGGGGATCATCGACTAGGTGTGCCCGGCGACGCCTCAGCACCCGTTTTCGCGGCAATTTCTGTTGCCATTTGATCTTGCGCGCCGTGCCATTTGTTTTTGCGCGCTACAAAACTCTCACAGTTTCAGAAGCTTGCAAGCTATTCACCAAATCTGCGCAGTCATGAGGTCCGGAGAATATCGGCTCTGAGAGACCGCTTCCGGTCCTCCTGGCCCAGAGGTCAGTGCTCAGCCCGTCCCGCATAACCCTCGAATAAAACGGAAAAATCCGGCCGAAGCCGGATCGGGAGAACGCTTTCGCGGGGGCAAGTGGCGGAGAGGAAGGGATTCGAACCCTCGATACCGTCTCCGGTATACTCCCTTAGCAGGGGAGCGCCTTCGACCACTCGGCCACCTCTCCGTGCCGCCCTTTTCAAGGATTTGCGTGCGTTTGGCAAGACGGGAAGTTGCGGTTTTGTCCGCCCCCGCTCCCCGGACGCGGAAAATGGCGGCTTTCGCCGGTCTTGCCGGGCGAATTTCCACAGGCAAGGCGCGGAAATGCGCCGCAAACCGGCGCGGCGCGGGCGCTCCCCGCCTTTCCCGACCTTGTCGAGACGAAAAACATATTTCCGTCGCCGTCGCTGGCGCACTGAACTGTAACGGCTGGCGACAACAGGGCTTTTGCCCGACGGCTGTCGGCACGCGCCGCAGTTTTCAGGCGGGTATTTCCAGACCAAGACGATTTCGACCGGACCATTCATTCAACCAACCGGGTTTCATGACGACCACACTTGAGGCTGTTCCCTTCGAGGCGATCGCCGAAACACGCAGCGATCCGCTCGCACGAGAGCTCTACCGGGCATGGCGCAGCCGCGTGGCCCTCACCAATCGCGAGCGCGACTGCGTCGCCTGGGCGGCGGAGGGAAAGACCGAGTGGGAGAGCGCCGCCATCCTGGGCATCGCGCCGAGGACCGTCGAAAGCCACCTCATCGCCGCGCGCAGGAAGCTCAACGCCGCCAACAAGGTGCATCTGGTCGCCATCGCCTTCCGGCTCGGCCTGATTGGTTGA